CTATTTTACATTTTCATTCAGCCACTTACCCGCTGCCATAGGATCATGTCGAGCCCAATCCTCAATAGTCTTGAATCCCCCAAATTCCCCTCCAGCAGCCGGATGTCCCTGTGGTTTCTTTGAATTGAAACCAGCAGAGTTTTTATCTGGCTGAAAATAATCAATTTCATCATACGTTTTTAAGATTTCCAAATTTTGAGCAACATCGTTTGGTTGCAAATCCTCACCCAGTTTGAAGCGGTGCTTTATCTTCTGCACCTTATCATAATTTGGATCGCCTTCTTCTACCTCAAAGAGTTTTTCCTTTGACTTCCACTCAGTCATGTTCTTCTCATACTGTCTCTTTTTAATAGTTTCCAACTCCGCCTTATGCTTGTTGAGTTCCTCGATGGTTGCAGTTGATTTCTCATACTTCTTTCTCCAGTCGTCTAACTCAACTTCCTTCTGTGCCAACTCGGCTTGCAGATTGTTCTTTTCTCCTATTACTTCCTTAAATCTGTTGTAAGGAATGCTCCTGTCAGTCTTTTTCGACACTGCTGTCGGTTGCTCATCAACTTCTGCGTTTTCAAGAGTTTCGTTCTCTGTCATAATTTCTCCTGTTTACGTGTTTAGATCACGATTCTTTTTTCTTCTTTTTTTTGTTTCTTCATAAGATTCTTGTGGATACTTTGCCCCATCAAGAATTGAATAATTCCCATTTAATTTTTCAAATACATAACTTTCCGTGTATAAACAACAACACCAGGGGGATTTCCCAACCAACTTTCCTTCAGTAATTAACTTTTCGGCTACCTCAAGGTTTGGTCTGTCTATCATATAATAATCCTTTTTTGTTGTTTCTTATCGAATTTCTTTTTATTTTCCATACAGTTCTTATCGAACTTTGCCAATATCTCAACACCCTGACTATGTCTGATCGCTCCGATACGCTCACCATATTCAAGGTCTTTAACGATTTTTTTTCTTTCTTTTTTTACGTCTATCATACTCAATCGCTTCTTTATCTAAATTTATGCCCGACACCTGTCCATTGTGCTGTCTGTAAATATAACCGAAATTCCAGGTGAGATTGTTCCCGTATCTCTTTGCTCCGTTCTCCATCCAGTGATAATCAACCTTCTTTTTAAGCGTCTCATCAAAGGGATGCTCTTTTAAGAAATCAGTTTCCCACATTCCGGTAACATACATCAATGCTGGTGTCATCGCACCTTCTTCTACATTTATCGCCATACAGTTTGACGCAACTCCTCTGATATCAAAGCCCTTGCTTCGCCTGTCTATATAGGATAACACACAACCCATTATGTATTCTGGCATTACAGCGTCATCATCACCTACGAATAAACACATCTCTCCGTGTGCCTGATTAACCGCATCATTCCAACACTTCCCGATGGTCTTGTTTCTCTCCATATTCTCAATGACGATTATTTCCTTGTTCGGATAGAATGACTTTTCAATACTTGTTATGCACTCATTAAACCACTTCTCTCTGGAATGAATAACGATAATGCTTACAAGTGGAAGTTCGTTATAATCGATCATAACAAAGCCGTCATTTCCTTATACGTTCTCTCGAAATCATAATTGCTCTCGATAAATTCCCTGTACTTCTCTGGCTCGTAATCACCTTTTAACAACTTCTCAAATGTCTGGAATGAATCCCATATCCAATCACTTTTATAGACCACCTCAGCCCCGATCCAATCTCTAATCAAAGGCTTGCATCCACATAGCATTCCTTCCATCAAGGCGATATGCCCTGATTCACTTATTGCAGGAGAGATGATAAACTTCTTATCCCTGAAGAACTCATTTTTGTCTTTATCCTCGACCCAACCATGAAAATGCAAATTCCTGTTCTTCTCTAATTTTTCCTCAAGATCAACTTCCAAGAATCCGCCTGCTAAATGAAACTCATAATCTCGGAAGGTATTTGCAAGTATTTCCAACTCACCCAATCCCTTCTTTCTTGATAAATATCCCATGTAAGCGATCTTCTTACCTTCTTTTGGCTCAAACTCATACTTGTTTAATTCTACACCTTGACGAATAACCTTGTACTTGAAAGGTATCTTTGTCTTTCGCTTCAAATACTCAGCAGGATGTCTTGCCACAAATACGATCTCATCCCACGCATCCCAGTTGATATACTTGTAATAATCCGTGTACGCTTCGTAACGATGCAACCTCAATATCTTCTTGACGTGCTTAATATGTGATGTCTTGAAATTCTGAATTGCGATTGCATTCTGATCCATCCACTCGGCAAATAGTAAATCTGCTTTCTGTGCTAAAAATGGATCAAACCTTTGACTTACAACAACTGCATGACCTTCTTTTTGCCATCTGTTCGCATAGGGGAGTATGAATGTAGGATATGTAGCACAGATGTAAATATTCATTACGCCTGCTTCTTGCTCTCTTGGGAATCCTTCTTGCATTGTTCTCCTTTTATTCTTTTCATGTTTTCTTCAAACTTACGAGACCACCCAACAGTCAGTTTATCCTCGTGCATCATTTTCTCTTTTGTGAATTTCATAGCAAACAAGAAATGCTGCGTTGTGTGCTATAATTTCTATAAATTCAGTCATCTGTTCTTCTGAATCCTCTAACACTGCGGAATACGCCTCATCCCATATTTCAGGGTATCTCTTTTTTAACTGTTTATCTGTCATTGTAAGTCTCCTTTGTTATCTCAACAAAACTATGACGACAATTCCATCTCGGTACTTTCGCATCAAACAACGCTCCATTCTGGAAGTCGTTTTTTTCAGCATCGGTAAAGTATTGCTTTTGTAATGCTAAAGAACACTCTGGTCTGGTCTTGTCATCTTCAGGTGCTCCCACATATTCCCAGTAAACTTCATTTCCCGTTTCACTTCTGTATCTGTCCGCACTTATATCGTGTAATTTCTGAACATATTGATTTCTCGCTGTCTCTAAGTATGTGGTTACATACCTTGACTGTACATCCTTTATCATTCCAATCTGCTTTGCCAGTTCACCCTTAGACATCATTGTCATTACACCCTGAGCAGTTATCTCCTGAACTTTCTTTGCGATCCCTTCTTTCAAGTTCATCAGGTCGAGTAATTCCTTTGTCTGTAATGCTTCAACCTGAGAGACATCCGCTTTCGCAAATCTCATCGGTATTTTAGACCCGGAATACTTCGCAATCTCTGCTTTAATGATATTACTTTCCTCATCGAGAAACTTCGCCACCATATCATCATACCCTGCCTGTTCAAGTATTTTCTGAACTTCTACTCTCATCGCAACAGCCATCTCAATGTCTTTCACTCTACCTGCTAAAGCGATGATCTGAGCATTTGCCCTTTCTAATACCTTTTCAAACTGGTCAGCGTAAGATTTCACTCAATTCCCATACTCTCGGCAAGTCCGCCGATTACATATTTACCCTTGTCTGCTTCGATCTCTTTATATCTCTCAACTGCCTGCTCTCTGCTAAGGTCGGGATTATCTTCCATAATGAAATCAATCACACTTGCAGTCCCATTACTCAACTGCATTGCTCTTAATTCCTCACGCTCTTTAGGGGATGTCTCAAATTCAATTTCTCCAAAGTCCACATATACATCCTGATTTTCAGGGAAGTTCTTGTCCCCTTCCCATGTGTATAATCGCATTATATTCTGTACTAAATCAACTATCGCAGGTCTGTAATACTGTCTGTCTTGTACTGTCTTATTTATTATGTCTTGCTTACTTAATTTTAATTGGTATCCTGAAGAAAAAGAAGAAGCCTGTCTCTGGAAACTCTCAGCACTCAAACCAACGCTCTGTGCTGTGTGTAATATGATGTCGTTAATTACACTCCATACCTTGTCTAATGCTGGCGATGGTGTGATATACTTAGCGTCTGGTGTTTTCTGGTCAGTAGGATCAAATGGTAACTTCAAAGAGAATTGAGGTCCAAAAGGTATCTTTGCTTCCTCATCCAAACCCACAGCAACCAGAGTACTAAAAGACTGATATGCTAACATCAATCTATAATTCGTCAATTCCTGATTAAGGACTTTATTTGCTTCTACTATCGGCTGTCCCTTCTCATGCCAGAAGTTATCAATATTCATGGAATTGGTGAAGAATGTTACCGGGATTTTGCCAAATCTGTTCGGGATCACATCTCTTTCAAATGTTATCCTTCCGTTGTTCACCTCGCAAATACTCTGGTTTTCCGGCGTCCATCTGATATACTCATCCACCCGCTCTGAAACTGAAGGGGAATCAACTATAATCCCTATTTGATAAAACAATTCTTTTATCTTTGTGGGATTATTCTCATCCTGTACAACAAAACACTTATCCGGTGTAAGTATATCTAACTCTAAACCATCCCTCCACTGTGGAATAACTCCTACCTTATGACATAAATTAACCAAAGCATTGACTGTGTCCATAACCGGCTGGAAGTTTACATCACTCAATATGTCTTGTAATATCTCGTTTAACTTCTCTTTGTCTAAAGTAATCTTAACACCATTCTTGAATAGCATTGATATATCGTCAACGATCCTTTGTGTAAGAGGATATGTCATTATGTATTTCCACAAGTCCGTTGCTGACTTCGGATAATTCTTTGACAATATTGCTTTTAGATATTCTTCCTGATTATTGTTATAGTAATCAATCCACTCCGCTATGTCATTTCGCCTTTGTGTATCTGCTTTCCACTTTGCCTCTTGCTTAAAAATTGCCATGTCCATCAATATCCCCTTATGTTCCAACTTGGCTTTGTCTTTATCGGAAATAATCTGTAAACCATATAACCACAGGCATCGCTAATATGTGTCAGGTTTATATCGCTCTTGTCAATCTCACCATATTTATCTAAGGAAACCTGCTCAAAGTCCTTTATCAAATGAATGCATTTACGGTCTATTTTCAAAAGCCCCTTGCTCAATAGGTTATTAACTGCCTGTGTCCTGTCCTTTACTCTCGGATTGTTAATTCCGTTTATCTTAATATTTGCCTTTTGCAATATTTGAATATCACTCATCGCAGCACTTGTCTTTCTTGCTCTGCCTGTCATATCCGGGAACGCTGTAATGTTCGGGTATCTCTCTGTGAGGATCTCCACCAATCTAAACGTGTTGGAGTTCTTCAAATATAACTCATCAAATATTATCAACTCATCTTTTATCTTTTCACCGATTACAGCACATAAAGGATCCACATTGAAGTCAATCCCCACTAAAATATTATTAGTCTGTGGTGTGTAATCTATTACGTGTTTCTCTCGGTCAAAGGCATAATACGCCTGCATCTGATTTACATTTACGAAATATCCCTTTATGTATTGCTCAATCAACTTGCTATCGTACTGATCCTGGAGCATCTCAACATAATCTTTTGGCAGGTGATAATTGTCCCTTGTATCTGCT